CCAAAACTTCTTTACCTTGGATTTCGATTTCAGCGGCTTTTAGAGTAAAACCAATCTCTAAATCTGTTACTGGAACAAGCTCTAAGCTATCTGTCACATCTTTTAATTCTTCAACCATTTTAGAAATCCTCCCCTTCTAGCATGTCCATTTGACCATTTTCTGGCTCTTGGTCGATTACTTCGCCCGTTTCTTGGTCAAAATCTGGGATCTCATCTGCTGGATATTTTGTATCTGTGGTTGTCAACTCCTGGTTGATAACCTCTTTTTTTGGTTCTTCAGTCACTTCTTCAGAAGCTCCAAGAATGCCGGCCAATGTTTCAGTCTCTTCTCTCACTGGTTCGGCTTCTTTCATTTGACGATCATTGTCATACTCGTCAGCAATTGTGTTATTGATTGCTCCAGCGAACAAGTCGCTGTCATTGCTTGTGTTGATAAACATTTTAGCCGCACGATTGATAACCGTTCTCATAGCCATCTGGTCAGGGAAGTCGATTTGGACATTTTTCGTTTTCGCCTTAGACCATGACTTGTCAATTTGTTTTTTAGTCATGACTTCAAAGAACTCTTCTCCATCAGTTCGAGTGATGATGCAATAAGCAGCAATTATTGGATTATCTGCGTTCTGCCAATCCGTCTCATGTTTGACTAACTTCTTACGCCCATTTTCAATTGATACCTCTAGCGTATCTCCTTCGTAGACAACATTTGCAGTAACATCTTTCACCTCTTGCAAATCTTTAGTAACTTTAATGGTCCCAAAATAAGACATTCTCATTTGGACGTCAGAGCCATATTTGATAAAGTAACATTGCTTTTTAGCCGGGCTTAGTCCTTGGGTTACCATTTCTAATAACGCGTTATAAACGCTGTCTTGAGTGCATTGCTGGAGCAAATTCCCACTGTTGGAGTTTTTTAGAGCATAATATGCTGAACTCAGTGCATTGCTAACGCTATAATTCGGTGCGATTAGGAGTCCTTCGCCCTTCATTGCTTCGATTCGTGTTGCAACATTTGATGTAACTTGCTTCTGTGTTAGTTCGTTTGTCATTTTCTTCTTCCTTTCGTCTTCTTAAGGTTCCAATTCTCACGTTTTATACGTCTGTTTTCGTTTTGTAGTTTCAAGATTATATTTTGTTGTTCGTTAATGATTTGCCCCAGCTCTCGGCCAAGATGCATATACTCAGCTCGCCAGTTATCGATTTCTTCGTATAGCTCCTGAATCATACTTCATCACCCACGTATCGATACTGCCCACATCCAACATAGATGTATTGGCTTGGGTCAAGTTCTTCTCGTTCTTCAGGCGGTTGCATTATATCTCTGTCATAATCAAACATGCGCATACACCTTTCCAAGCTCAAGCACTCGTTTCACATATCTGGCCTTGGATGTTAGCCCAAGATCCAGCAATTCGTTTTTTCTTCTTGATTGGCCAAAAGCCATACACGGTTTTCAAGTTCAATTCTAGTCATCAGCGTATCCTTTGCTCTATCCCAAATACTTTGCATAGCGTGCGCTTCGTGGTTCTGGTAAGGATAATGGCTCAGGTCGCAAGCCTACAGGCGGTTCGTTATCAAACGTAAAGCCCTTGAACTCCCGACGGATATTCTTACGAATCTCCTCACGCTCAATCTCACGACCCATTTCAAGAAATTCATTACAAGCTCTAACCACTTGCGTGTCATATTCTTCTTGCAAACGTCTTTCTTCCTCTTCCTGTTTCTCCATCTGATGAACTAGGAGTCCTGCGCTGATAAATCCTAAAAGCACTGCACCAGTTCCTAAAAGCTGGTTGATTAATGGTGGTTCAAACATTATTCTTCCTCCTCGTCTACTTCTGTCAAATTCTCTTTAATCGCTCGTTCTGGATCCATACCATTTAATACATCTTTGATGACATGTGAGATGTCGTGGATTACTTTCAATGGCTTTTCTAACTCATTAGGTAGCCCCAAAAGCTTTGCAGTTAGCAATCCAAGCATGGATAATTTATGTAGCTTCTCTTGTAGCTGTTCAATGCGTTCAATTTTTTCCTGTTGCGCTTTGATAATTTGATCTTTGTTAATCATTGTTTTTCTCCTGTGGATAACTCAGTTATCCTTTTCTTTTATTTAGATTAGTAGTAGTTTGTTGTAAAGTTAGTGGTTATTACTAAGTTAGTGCCGTAAGGCTTAGATTATTGTATAGTTAGTACTTGTTGTATAGTTGGTACTTATTAGAGGGCAATTTTACACATGGCAATTTTACACATGGCAATATTACACATGGCAATATTTTCCAACTGTATTTTTAAACTCCGTCATCTGTGGATAACTCTTTCTCAAGATTAGTTTTTAGATATTAAAAGTAATTATCTGAGATAGGCATATCTCAGATTTAAGCCCCTTTCTGTAACTCTCGATCGTGCATTCCTAGAATGATGTCATAATATGAATGGCCAGCAGGGATGACATATCCTGTTAAGTCTTCAATGACCGAACCATCAGCCATAATGTTTACAATTCTTGGTTTCCATTGCTCTTTTTTATTTTTCATGTTATAATTTCCTTGAATAATTTTGTTGAGCGCCTGATTACCGTCAGGTGCTTTTTTTATTTTATGTCGTATAGACACTTCCATTCGTCGCATAATACGTCAGCTCGTTCATCTTATTAATGAACCGTTCGTCTGTCGTAATCAGCAACCTCTCTTTAAGCAGGGTTGATAGTCCGTAAAATTGGTTTTCAAACTGTTCAATAGCCTGCTTGCGTTCCTCAGTAGTCAGTTGCTGACAAGGAGCGTCTCGAAGCTGTGTCTTTGCTGAACTTAAAGGCATTCGTCTTCATATTTCCTTTCGTTATTCTGTCAACGAGACTCTGCTCGTAAAGTTCTTTGAGGTGCTTGCCCTCAAAATTAGTTGTGATAATTGTATTCGTCCTGTTTTCAAGTATTTGATACAGGACTTTTTGCATCCAGTTATTGCCTTGCCGGATTTCATTCCCAACACTCGACTCTTTGCCTAGGTCGTCCAAAATCAAGAAGTCAACGTTTTGCAGGAATTTCACGACTGAGCGCTGTTCCCATTTTGAGTCCTTGTACTGAAAAGCCTCTTGCATTCGAGAGAACAACTCCATCGACGGCATATACACGACCGACTTGCGTACTTGAAGCATTTGAAAGCTCTCGTTTAAGGTCTTCGCTATCCCGACTGCCAGATGGCTCTTGCCAACTCCAGGCGGTCCAGAGATGATTGTATTTCCTTCGTAACGTTCTTTCACATAGTCAGCCGTGACACGCTTAGCGAAGTTGACTGCTTCAGCATCCTGCTCTGTGTGGATTTCAAAATTCCCAACAGTCGCATTTTTCAAATCGTTTGGGATGATGCTCTCTTTCATGAAGAGAGAATAAGACCTCGTATCTCTGATTTGAGCTTCCGCAATAGCTAACTGCTCGCTTGCGTTCTGGTTGATGGTTTCTTGAACACATTCAGGACAATAGGTCAGCGTGTTACGAGTGCAAGGGTTGACCGACCGCCATATATAGACCCCTTCGTGTTTTGGACATTGTTGCTTCAACGTCTCAACCTGCAAGGCTCTTTCTTGCAATTCTTTGCTTGATACTACTTGCATGCGCACCCCCTAAAATCCAAGCCGTGGATCAAAACCATCATCTGACAACCTCAAGCGACCGTTTGACTTAGCACTTGACCGAGCGGGCTTCTGTCTATTCTCTACCAGTTCAACAGTTGTTAAACCTTTCTGTTTCCAGTCTCTCAAAATGCTTTCAAGATATTTGAAGTAAGGCTTACCATTGCCCACACATTCCTTGATGGCTAACTTGATAACCTCTTTGTTATGGTCTTGCAAGAACGCCTTCAAGTCCTCGATTTCAAACGGTGTCGGGTATCGACCAAACTCAGACAAAATCCAATCATGAACAATTCCCAAGTCGTTTTCTGCGGGTGCGTCCTCTATACTATATAGAGTATTAGCACCAGCACCCTCTGGTTCACTCAGGTTGGTTATATAAGGATGGTTATTATCAGGTTGGTTAGACTTAATATTTTTAAGTTCTTGAACTAAAGTTTCTTTAGTTCTCCCCTTAATATTTTTAAGTTCTTGAACTAAAGTTTCTTTAGTTCTGATTTTTTGAGGATATAGTAAGTTCGCTAATCTAACGCCCTGCCTTTTTTCTTTCAACAGGCCATGCTCTATCAGTTGTCTTTTTAACTTGATTACAACCGGCTCGCTTTTTTTTATCCACTTACCAATTTCCTCGTTAGTAGCTACAACATACAAATATCCATCTCTGTCAGTAAAATGTTGCTTGTTTTTTCGAGATAATGAAATACGATCGGTCAAAATACCATAAACCATAACAGCCAGTGGGTCTAAATCTGAAAAATAATCATCTTCTATCAGCCGATACGGAATTTTAAAGTATCTTTCGTGATTATCCATGTCTATCTCTGTGAAATATTGTTCATTCATACCTCTCCTAAACTATGATTTAATTCGTATTTTTTGCCTAAAAAAATAAAATCCTTATCGACATTGTATAGTCGAGCAAGTTTGTCTAAAAGATCCATTGGAATTTTTGAACTGTCATGCTCATATTTTAACAATGTTTGTTGATGAATGTTAATTTTATCAGCAACTTCTTTGGCAGATAAGTTATAATTTGTTCTTATTGCTCTCAATGTCATTTTCGGCACATTCCTACCTCCTTATCTTAATTCATCAATGCTGATTTCCAACGCATCAGCAATTTTGCATATATTAGGCCATGAAAGGTATTTTACCTTTCCACTTTTCAAGTCGGAAAAGAAACTTCTATTAACGTCAGCCATCTTAGATAACTGATGTCCGTTCAAATTTCTTTCCTGCATAATTCTGTTTAGTTGTTCCCACATTCCACACCTCCAAAACACTATATGTTGTTAAACAAATATATTTAATTACAATATGTTGTGTTTTTCTGCTATCTATGTTATAATCATTCTTGACTAAGACCTCTCACGTTTTAGTCAAAATTCCAATAGAAAGGAGGTAATGTTATGACTCATTATTGGTATAACGATCGCGTTGATACTAACAATAATCACGAAGTACATAAACTTTCTTGTAAGTATCTACCTGATACAATTCATTCCACGTATCTAGGAAAATTCGACTACAATTTTCAAGCCATGGAATATGCTAGGCAAACCGAACCCTACAAGCAGTTTGACGGTTGCTACTTTTGCATGCCAACCGAACATAACGGCTAATTTGACTGAGTTGCTTCCTGCAACTCTTTTTTATGCTCTCGATTGCTAGCAATTGTTGAACGATACTCTTGAATAAAATGGTACTTCATTGTCTCAATAAAGAACTTCCGTTCATCAATCAACATTTCCCTCAAAAATTCGCATTCTTTTCTTAGTGCAATCAATTCTTGTATTCCTTCTGCTGCTGTTTGAGTTACTTCTGCTAATTTTTCCATACCAGAAATATCAACATTAACATGCGGCTGTTCCATTATCGTTCCCCTTGTCTTACTTTCCATCGCCCTGAGTTCTATCTCATGGCTAACTTGTTTCAATAGCTTCTCACACGCTATCTTTGCTTCTCTGTACGTTTTAGATTCGCTGATGAAGTAATCAGCAAGTTCGATAATCTTATCTTCCATGACCGTCTCCAAAAATCGGTCTTAAGACCGATGTAACTTCTTAAAAAATATTATATAGTTATGTTATCCTTTACAAGAAAGGAGCTGATGCAAATTGGCAAAATTTTTGAAGGGGACTGTGGTTCAGTGATTCAGTTTGGCTAGATAACCAACACGTTTTTACTGCGAGTGTGACTGCACGGAGCCTGTCGCTGACTATAAGAGGGACTGCAGCTCTGCTTATAGCGGGACTGACAGACAACTACCGAGCGGCACTCAAAGACTAGCCAAACCACGTTGATTGCAGTGCTGGACGCATGACCAGCGAAGTTTCAACCAGTCGCTTTACACCGACTGTGAAACCTTATCAAAGTGTGCAGGTCTTGACCTAGTGTAAAGTAGGCCAAGACTTTTTTATTCCTCAAGTTCTTCCTACCCCCTTACTTCGTTGAGGGGGTTTTGAGTTCATTCATCTTTCTACTCCTTTCTCTTTTTTTTGCTCCGTGAGCAACAGCTAGGAGAGGAATCGCACCTCTCTACGCTACCCTAGCTTGTTTAGCTTCTTCAACCTTTTCAAAAACTAAGATTGTAAGAGCCATTTCTTGAAAATCTTTGTCGTCAAATCCTGTAACGTCTCCGTAAACTCTAATAGCTGTTAGCAGTGTATTGTACAATGCGTACATATCATCTGATGATAGTTTTTCACGATCTAGGATTTCTCCAAGTTTCAATGAGCGCTCTCTGCGATTCTTAACTTGTAAGATTTCTTTTGCTAGTGCGATTTGTTCTTGTGTTGTAAATTCTTTAGTCATGTTTTTTCTCCGGTTTGTTTTGTTATTTCCTTAAGCTTGATTATATTATACTACGATTTAAATCGTAAGTCAATAGTTTTTTCGAATTTTTTCGTAATTTTTTCGAATTTTTTATTTACAAAATCGAAAATAAACGGTATCATATAGTAAAGAAGATCGGAGGGAAAAATATGGCAAGAGGACGAGGAAAATTAACTCCTCAAGATAAAAAGGATATGAAAGTCTTTTCTGCAAATCTTAACTCAATTTTATCTGATAGGAATTGCAAACAAGCTGAGCTGTCTCGAGCGACAGGAATACCGCCTAGCACATTGACAGGATATGTAAAAGGAACTTCTTTGCCGATCCCGGGGAATGTTCAAAAAATTGCAGATTTTTTTGGAGTTCCAAAATCTACTCTAGATCCGAGATTTGTTACTGCTAATCCTGTGATTTACTCTGTCGTGGAAGAATCATGGAATAACCCTATCTCTCCCACTTCCCCAATCCAATCCATCTACGACCAACTAGCACCACCTGGACAAAGAAAAGTTATCACATACGCTGAAAAATTACGTGACGAACAAGAGAAACGAAGAAAAGCGAAGATAAATGAAGTATCGGAGAAAGTTATCGACTTGTACCAAGTTGAGGTTGTATCTGAGACGGCTGCAGCTAGCGGATTCAACTATGGATTTGGTTACGACGATACAGACAGAGAGACTATAGAGGTTGACGAGCAACCACCACGCCACGATATTGCTACCAAGGTAAGCGGAGATTCCATGCAGCCTGACTATCAAGACGGAGACATTCTCTATTTAGTAGACAAAGGACTGACTACCTACAACGGAGATTTGGCAGTTATCGCATACGGAGACCGTTCTTACTTCAAGAAGATATATACCGAAAACGGACGCTTACGCCTAGTATCGCTCAATGACAAGTATGAAGACATCATCCTAGACTTCCCACCAGCCGAAGACACACACATCAAGATTTATGCAGTTGTCGGGGTGTATAGAGGGGAATAAAATCAACTGTTTCCTTTTTGGAAATAGTTGGCATATAAAAAACGGAAATAAAGGAGAATACCCATGAAAAAACTACTCACTACGTCAGCTATCTTGCTTACTGCTACTGTTCTAGTAGCCTGCACTAACAATCAATCGGCTACCAAAGATAGCTCGGAGCAACCAAAAACGGAGCAAACTAAAGCAAATGACAAACCTGCTTCTAAAAAGGCTACTAGCTTAGACGATTTTAAAAAAGCACTAGAAAGCAACGGCTTCACTATCAAAGAAGAAATCTCAAAAGAAGCTAGTCTTATTCAAGCCGAATCAGGGAAAGGGTTTATCTTAGAAGATGATACTGCTGTAGAGGTTTACGAATACTACGATAAAAACCCAATGTTTAAAGAAGCTAAGAAAGAAAAAGAGTTAATCGGACATCCTGCTTATATCTACGGGAATTATGTTGTTTTAGTGCTCAATGCTACAGACTCAAAAGATAAAATTTTAGAGAGTTTCAAAGGATTTGAGTAGAGAAAAACCAACTGTTTCCAAAATGGAAACAACTCAAAAAAGCCCCACGCTCTCGGTCGGCAAACTTCTGAGTGTGAGGCTAGTACTTACAAGAAAAACTTTTCAAAAGAGATTGCCTTTTGAGATGTTTTCTTGTACCCATTTTATCATTTTTTAGGAAATTTTGAAAGAGGTACTACTATGATAACAACAAATAAAGTAGCTATATATGTCAGGGTGTCTACCACATCTCAGGCAGAAGAGGGCTACTCTATCGAGGAGCAAAAAGCTAAGCTCTCTAGCTACTGCGATATTAAGGATTGGAGCGTCTACAAGATATATACTGATGGTGGTTTCTCGGGATCCAATACTGACAGACCAGCACTTGAGGGACTTATCAAAGACGCTAAAAAAAGAAAATTTGACACAGTTCTAGTCTATAAGCTGGACCGTCTTAGCCGTAGTCAAAAAGACACGCTTTACTTGATTGAAGATGTTTTCATAAAGAATAATATAGCCTTTCTGAGCCTACAGGAGAATTTTGACACCTCTACTCCCTTTGGTAAGGCTATGATTGGGCTCTTGAGTGTCTTTGCTCAGCTAGAAAGGGAGCAAATTAAGGAACGTATGCAACTTGGGAAAATAGGACGTGCCAAGGCTGGAAAATCCATGATGTGGGCTAAAACATCCTATGGATACGACTACCACAGAGAGACTGGAACCATTACTATCAATCCAGCTCAGGCTCTGGCTGTTAAATTTATCTTTGAAAGTTATCTAAGAGGGAGATCCATTACTAAACTGAGAGATGATCTAAATGAGAAATACCCAAAACATGTGCCTTGGAGTTATCGAGCGGTCAGAACCATACTCGATAACCCTGTCTATTGTGGTTTCAATCAGTATAAGGGAGAAATTTATCCAGGTAATCATGAGCCGATTATTTCAAAAGAGGAATATGATAAGACTCAATCTGAGCTAAAAATCAGACAAAGGACAGCAGCAGAGAATGTCAATCCTAGACCATTCCAAGCTAAGTACATTCTATCCGGTATCGCCCAATGTGGATATTGTGGCGCTCCTTTAAAAATTATGTTAGGCGTAAAGAGGAAAGATGGAAGCAGGTTAAAAAAATATGAATGCCATCAAAGACACCCACGAACGCTGAGAGGCGTTACTACATACAACGACAATAAAAAGTGTGACTCAGGATTTTACTACAAAGACAAGCTAGAGGCCTATGTGCTAGAAGAAATAAGCAAACTACAAGATGACGCTGATTTCCTGGACAAAATATTTTCAGGAGACAATGCTGAGACTATAGACCGTGAGAGCTATAAGAAACAAATAGAGGAGCTATCAAAGAAACTGAGCAGACTCAACGATCTATACATAGATGACCGTATTACCCTTGAAGAATTACAGAGCAAGTCAGCCGAATTTATAAGCATGAGGGCTACTCTTGAGACTGAACTGGAAAACGATCCAGCACTCAGGAAGAACAAAAGAAAGGCTGATATGAGGAAACTGCTAAACGCTGAGAAAGTCTTTTCAATGGACTACGAAAGTCAAAAGGTGCTTGTTAGAGGGCTTATAAACAAGGTTAAGGTGACAGCTGAGGACATTGTTATCAATTGGAAAATATAAATAATTTTAGTAACCTACATTTCGATGAAAAAACAGGCAAACAAGTAACAACGTCTATAACAGCTAAAACACTACGGCAACTTGACCGTAAAATCCTAACGGCTAGAGTTAATTTTGAAAAAGCAGGTGGAACGAGGAAAGAAGATAAACGATTATCCACTTTTTCTGAACTTGCAGAAGAATGGTTCAATAATTATCAAGTTTGGGTTACTTCTCATAATACAATCAATAGAGTGAAGGGATACGTATATAATTACATCATCCCTGCATTCGGAGATTACATTCCTGAAAAAATCACATCTGCTGACATTCAAAGATGGGTTAACAATCTCGCCCAAAAAGCTAGAACATCGATTGAATCAGGGAAAAAACGCGCTGAAAAAGGTAGTGCAAAAGACTTTGGAGCAGTCACTCACAAACTTAGTGATATTTTCGATTTTGGCATCACACATTTTGGATTAACTAAAAACCCAGTGAAAACTATCAAAATCCCTCCAAAGCCTAAATTAGCTTCTCGTAGAACTATGGTCTTACATGATGAAGAATTAAAAACATGGTTAGCATTCTTAAAAACTTTACCTAATAACAGAGCTAATCGACGATTTATTACCATCTGCAATTCCTTACTCGCTTCTGCATTGCGAATCAATGAACTTCTAGCATTAGAAATAAATGACTTGGATTTCACAAACAATGAAATTATTGTAAATAAAACATTGATGTGGAAAAGTGCCAATAAGAAACTTGGTACTAAAGGATGTATGATTTGTAAACCAACCGCAAAAACCGATTCTGGTAATCGTCAGGTTCCCGTTCCAAACTCTACTCTCACTGACCTTAGGGATTTCTACACAGAAATGAATAACTATTTCAAAAAGCAAGGTCTACCTCAATCCAAGTTAATCTTTCCAACGATTTATGGAAATTATATGTGCGATAGAAACGAACGTGCTACTTTAAAAAAACGACTAACTTCTCTTGGTTTACCTGATTACGGTTTCCATATTTTCAGACATACTCATGCTTCAATGATGTTAAATGCTGGGGCAAACTGGAAAGAACTACAAGTTCGTATGGGACATAAATCTATCAACACAACTATGGATACATACGCCGAGTTAGCACCGAAGAAGAAATTAGAGGCAGTAAATATTTATTTAGATAAAATAGCTGAACTATCTACTTAATCGTCTCTACATTTGTCTCTACATTTGTCTCTACATTTTTTCTTCAATAAATTACAAAGCCTTTAAAATAAAGGTTTTGAGGGGTTATATAGAACTCTGTCTACTCCTTACAGAAGTTAAGTAAGCATTCAATACGAATCAATACAGAAGAAAAACGCTGATTCAAGCGTTTTTTCTTTTTGTTTAATTCAGTACATTGAAAGAAAAATCATTCGAATTACTACATTTTTGACTATATTTGTTAAGCA